ACAACCCGTAAGCCACGAGGCCCAAAGCCAGATTAAGTATTAACAATCATCCGGGCCAGGCCGATCATATCTATAGTAACTAGAAAGACATAATTGGCCAGTAGTCCAAAACTACCACGGGTCCAGCATGTCCACCCTGCGGCACAACATCCACTGATAAAAATCGTGTATAGCGGAATAACCGGAACTGTGGGCACTGTTGCCGCAAATATCACAGCACTGATTACACTACAGGCCCAACTAAACACTTCGGCATAAAATCTCAAAGGCCATTCTGCGTGGTCCTTTTTAATATACTGCCAGGCATTACCAGCCGCTTCAAAAATAAAATCCATTATTCGCATTTCCAAGTTAATTTAAACATAACAGCATCATGCGGGTTTTCAAATCTAAATGCAAATCCTTCTGTTGATTTCCATCCATGAACATGATATCTGCCAGGGCTATTGTATTGATCGCACCACTCATACAGATATCTAGGATGAAATTCTTTTGATTCTAATATCGAATTCCATGCAACTACACATTCGTGCCAATTAGGTGGCGGCCATGCTTGAAACTGTTGCATTTACTAGTCCTAGTTCCACAGCACGATCATAAACCTGCTCGCTGGCCAAGTTTTTGCCTTTTGACTCGCACTGTATATCAAACTGCGGCCAGAAGCTCAGTGCCCAGTCGGTTACAGGTTGATTCCAGTAAAAATCACTGTGCGCTCGTAGCTTTTGTTTCTTGTGGCCTGCTACCAAAAGTGCCGGATAGTCGGGGGCAATCTGTGCGTCATGTCCCACAAGTATGTCTTCCCTACTGACACTGTAATGCATAGCAGGACGAACACCGTGCCAACTATCAACAACTCTTTTAACACGGTCGTCGTTGGGCTGTATGTAGGCGCCTTCTCTGATCCAGAAATGATGAACATCCATGACAATAGGAACAATATCAGAAATGCTAAGACAATCATTTAACCCCCAGGAGTTTTCTTCGTTTTCAATTGTAATACAACGGCGGGCTTCGGGCGAGAGTTTACTGTAGGCGTCTCGTAGGCCTTGGGTACCGCGTTTACCCGAGATGTGGACATTGATTTTGAAGTCTTGAAATGATTTACCATAACCCATCCACCTGGCCATATCTGCATGATACTCAAACTCCTCAATTGATCTTTCTACAATGCCAGGATTCTCGCTGGCCAACACACAAAACTGTCCTGGGTGAAAACTCAAGCGCACATCTAATCGCCTGGCAGTTTCACCTATGGGAGCAAAAATCCGCTCCAAGTGATTCTGCACATCCTTCTGTTGCCACCACGACTTCCAATCCTTCTCGGTATAGCCCTGCAACATTTCACTACCCAACCGCACCATGCGCCGTTCGGGCGGTAATGTGGCCACCCGCTCGATCAAGCGCACAGCGGCCTCGGCGTTGTGATTCATAATGTCCCACTGGCGTTGTTCGGCTTCGGCTGGATGCTCACGCAACCAACGCATGGTAGTTGAACGCCCGTTAAGGTCTCGATCTACTGCATTGACCTTTATGCCGCCACATTCACTCGGATCATTCAGCCATTTGCAACAGAAGCCAATACGCTTTAGTGTAGTCATACTAGTATTATATGACAATAATACTTAATTGTCAACTATCCAAAAAGGTCAATACCGTTTCCATAGTATCAGTACTGAGATTTTCTAAATTAGCAAACTCTTTCATTATGGGTTCCGGGTGATCAACTAGTACCCACTGGATGTGATTATTATCCAAAATAGCTTGGCGTACCAATCCTCTATAGTTTTGATATTTTAAATCTACTAGTTGTTCTGCGATTTCTTTGGATAAATCAAAACCTAAAAGCAATACTACATCACTAGTGCCTGCAGCCAAATGCATGGCTATGATTTCTTCTTGGCAATCAACTTTGTGTGTAAAAGTACCTTCAAACAATCGCACACCTTCTGGGCGGTTAAGTATTTGGAAAGCACTGTTTGGTATATAAAAATTACAATTTTTTTGAAAATTTCGTTTTAATAAATCAGTGGCTTTAGTTAGATCATTGCATATAACATTGTCTGTCTGGCAACCGCGCCAAGTGCGCCAACTACCCCAAAAACTACCAATATTTTTGAGTTTTTCAATCTCTACTTCGGGACCGAATGTGACAGTATTAGATAATACCCAATTAATGTTCATTCTGCGCTCTTCAGGGTTTTCCATTTAAAGTCACCTAAACATACCCAAGCAAACACACCATCATCGTTAGGGCTGGCATTAAATACTATATCTCCACGAGTACCAGCCCACCCCGGAACTCTAACATCGTGACTAATACGGTGTAGACCAACTTGTAGTTTTTTGACTCGAGTTAATCCATCTGCATCAATTTCAATTTGCGGAACACGATTTACTCCGATAGCAATCCCTTGATCCCTATTAGTTCCAATATAGGCCTGTTTGGCTTTATTTTTACCAATTACTACACTAACTTCTTCATCCCAGACGCTTAATGCCATTTCCGGTTCTGAGGTATTAACTCCTACACGATTGTTAACCACACTAAAAGTTTCATTAATATGAGCTTCACCGGCAACTGTTAATTGGCGTAACAATCCTACAGATTGAATATTGGTTTCGGTAATTGCTTTAGACAATCGATTCCCGTCAATCAATTTGTCACCGGCAACTGTGATTTGATCAAAGTCAATACCGTTAGCCTGTATTTGTTCTGACACTTGTTGTGCCAACCCCGCTGTCCAATCCTCGGTCATAAGATCTAAAGTTTTTTGTCCCAGAGCTTTGGTTAAATTTTGCCAACTCTCATTATCCGTATTAATTGCTCCTTTAACTATAAGATTTTGTACGGTTGCAGTTTGTAAAATATTCATATTTTCTGCATTAAGCTGATTATTAACTACAACAGCATTATCAGTTACAGTTATTTGACATGCTGTGGCTCGATCGGTGATACCAGTGCTGGCAAATTGAGTTAGAAAACTTTTTTGGAATACGGCCATACTTTCATCTACACATTGTTTAATAGTAGGATTGATGTCGATGGCTTTTATTCTAGTTATAGTTTCTTGCACCACTGTTTGGTTGATCATTTGCTCAATACGAGCTAGCCACTCTGGATCTGAGCTTAAATTTTCTACGGCACTTAAAATATTATCTTGTACTGCTTGATTAACTAATTGTTGTACAATCGTAGGATCAATTGTTATAGGATTACCCATGTTTTCTCCGTGTATCTAAAGTAACACAATGGAAACCGCCACCCAAGGTTCTACTATGACTTAGTGTTAATGGGATACTATCGATGCCTTTAGACTTTAATATAGTAATTAGCTCTGTTTGTGCGGCATCTATAATAACTGTTTCGGGATCCAAGACTAACATATTCATTGCAATCCATTTACTTGCGTATGGGTATTGGTAAAAATCCTGGGCAATAATCATGTCTTCCGTTACCCAAATTTTTTCCCAATCGTCAAATGCTTTGGGACAATTTTCTTTTGTAACGCGACTAGCATTTAACATAACCAGCCCTTTGCGCAATGGAGTAATAGTTGAATCAATATGTACCCCTGCATAAAAATTAACTAATTCAATTGTAATGTTACGAAATTTACGAGATAACCATTCATAAGCGGCACGATTACCGCTAGCACTTTCTAAAAATAACCAAGTATCTCCCAAGCGACAAATGTTTGCCGCATCCAGAATCATGCCTTGATCTCGTGGCATAGTGAATATATTACGAGCATCACCCAGTAGCCTGTAATAGTTTTCAATTTCTTGATTGCGGCAAGAATACAACATGTTACAGTCAACTACAGTGTCTCCGGCTATTAACAACCGATCTCTTGGGCAGTAATTATACATTCCGTTGCGTTCAACAAAGTCCATCAGTTTTGGTCGATAAACTGTAGCACCATATCGAACTATAGTTTCAACAAGAATGTCTAATTCACGATTGGTCTGATCGATAATTTTTTGATCCACAGGTCCAGTAGGTGGCAGTGTTTTTTTCCACAGACTATTGCGAGCTTCTTCGGCAAACACTGGATCAGTTGTGGGCCAATTAGCTGCTGTAGCATCACCTACCACGATAGCTTCTAACGGATCCCATTCATTGCAACTGTTAATCATTTGTGTCCTGTAATTTGGAGTGTATATCTATCTTCTAAACCTATATTTGCTGCCATGTGCGGAGTACCATATGTCCATTCTACTACGGTGCCAGCTGTCCAGTTAACTATCGGCACACCCAATAATTCAAGATAATGTCCAGATTTCCAATCCTCAAGCAAGATTAACGCACGGTAAATGGTGTGTTCTTTGCCCTCAAGATTAAATAGTTCTATATATCGTTTATATAGATCTCTGTGTACTGGCATAACTGTTCCTGTTGACATTCGATAAAATGCTAGACCAATATCTTTCCAACCAAGCTCTTTGTAATGTTCGATAAATTGATTGCTCCATTTAGGTAAACGATGTCGCATATCACATAGTTCACCAGTTATTTTACTTTGATAACCTTGGGTAATCCACTGGTTTACACTTATTGGATCATTAAATGGTTCAGTTGTATAATCAAGTTGTTTGTATTCGTTGTCCCAAAAAACTTCTAAATTATATTTGATTACAGTGTCGGTTGTCATATTTTAGTAACTAGTAAGTTTGTAAGTAAATAACTTCCTATGAGCATTCCGTTAGATAATTTATACTGTTTTATTGAAAATATTGCTGAAGAAATTAATGATAATATAATAATTTATCATTTTTATCCGCACGGATCAAAAAATATTAAACATTTACAAGAGCTTAGATATTTATCTTGGAAAGAACGCACATTGAGTATTCCAATATACTGTCACGACCAAGAACCATTAAATTATAACCTATGTCAAAATGTTGCGCACGATAATAATTTTACTAACATATTAAAATCAATATCAATGTATACTGATCGTAATTTAAGTTATAAACCAACTATCTACAGTAAAGTATGTTTATTGCACAGTGAAAAAAGATCTAACGAGTTAATTACATATCAAAATAATCAATGTATCGGTGTGTATTATTGGTGTCATGCATTAATAGCGTTGGATTGGTTTCGCTTTGCTCAACACACACAACAAAAGAAAAACATTACCAAAAAATTTTTAATTTATAATCGTGCATGGTCTGGAACTAGAGAATATCGATTAAAATTTGCCGAATATTTAATCAGATTAGGTTTAGATACAGATTGCAAAATGAGTATTAATCCTATTGAGCCCGAACTAGATATACACTACGATCAACATAAATTTTTTAATCCAGCATGGCGCCCGACTAGTGTTCTTGAAAACCACTTTCCTGTAAGTGCCGCCCATAGTCATTGTAGCGCCGACTTCGATCTACACGATTACGAATCCACTGAAATTGAAATTATATTAGAAACATTATTCGATGATAGTCGATTACAGTTAACCGAAAAAAGTTTGCGACCTATTTCATGTGGGCAACCATTTATACTTGCTAGCACTCATGGCAGTTTAGAATACCTGCGTAGTTATGGATTTAAAACCTTTGGGCATATTTGGGACGAGCAGTACGACCTTGTAGAGGACCCCCAAGAACGGCTAGTGCGGATCGCGGATCTTATGAAACAAATTGCAAACTGGGCCCCGTGGGTGCGTGAAAGAAAAATGATCGAGGCACAGGCCATTGCTGACTATAATAAAAAACATTTTTTTAGTCAAGAATTTTTTGATCAAGTAATATTAGAATTAAAAAATAATTTAACTATAGCATTAGATGAAGCAGTGCAAAAAAAAGATTTTACACCTTTTATTGAGCGTTGGGAGAAATTATTAACTTATAAAGAAATTCAGATATTTTTAGAGTCAGCATCTGATTTAAGGTACCCTACATTAACTCAGATTAACGAGGTTTTAAAAATAACCAAAAATTTACAAAATGGTTTTTAAGATTTTTCAATAACACCAGTCCAATTGTTGTTGAGTGTCTGGGTTTTTAAACCAGCAACACGACTGGCCAATTCTATATAAAAACTATCCATTTCTCCACCCCATTTACCTGTAAGTTGACCAATAATGGCTTCGCAACGGGGCCAATCCTGAGATCGATACTGTTGCATAAGTTCATGATGTAGGTCTTTAAGAGTTGAAACTGCTGGGATTTCTTCAAGAGGTATATTTTCAATTATACAATAAGCCGTGCGTTCTGGGCCATCGACTCCAACTCGAATAGTATCTAATTCTAACACAGTGTATTTTTTTTCTAATTCTGTATGTTTACTAAAAATAATATGCATGTTGTCTCCTCTTGTAAATAGTTATCATGACCGTTGCCTTTGATTTAATTTCCGACTTACACACTGACACCTGGACCGATTTTGACTGGACCGGCCAAGCTACAAGTCCATACTGTGTAGTAGCCGGCGATGTTACTAGAGATCGCAAAACTTTAGTGGACACATTAACTCATTTAGGGGAATGCTATCCAGGTGGTGTTTTTTATATTGATGGCAATGACGAACATAGTTATTATCTTGATGACCTAGGATCTAGTTACCAGGAGTTATATAAAGAAATTAAAAATATTAAAAATGTAGTTTATATGCAAGATCATGTAGTTATTGTCAATGGCGTGGCGTTTTTAGCAACTAACGGATGGTGGTGCTATGATTTTGATCCTAATATAGATTTAGATCAAACAATCAAATGGTTCCGAAACAAACAAAATATCACACATAATTCTGCTATGGGAATAAATGGTGTAGCCTATCATGATGCAGCATATCTAATAAACAGTGTTAGCCGACTACAAACACATCAAGAGGTAAAAGCCATAGTATTAATTAGTCATACTGTACCGGCACCCTGGATTATTGATCACGACATAGACCTAGTTGACACCTGGAGATTTAACTGCATGGGCAATCGTCACTTACAACAAGTTATCAAGGAAGATACCGAACATAAGATTAAAACTTGGTGCTTTGGACATTATCATAAATCCGTTGATCGAGACTTTGCTGGCATTAGATATGTTAATAACTGTCGCGGACGCGGCGACACTGAATACCGGCAATCAGCTTATTATCCTAAACGAATAGAAATTAGTTTTTAAACTGTTTCGGGCTCTAGCTTAACCTGCAAAGGGTAATTGTTTGATCTAGCATGTACCGTGACTTCAATCCCTTTTTGTTCAGCTACTTCATAAGGCAATACAGCTACTACAGCACTTCCAATTTCATGTATGTCGTGTGTAATTTTTACTGCTGTGTCGGTAGTGTAATTAAAAAAGTTCAGTAAGGTCTCGATAACAAATTCAACCGTGGTTTGATTATCATTCAAATAGATTACTTTAAACATTGGAGGCTCTTTAAGCTCTTCGTTAATTTTTACTTGTGTAATTGTTCCGGCCTGTGCCATCTTTAGTCCTTTAATTATAGTGGAGAGCACCATGCCCTCCACTGTATTTACTTAATTATATTACGATTCGTATGAGATTGCAATCGTCTTAGGCTTCATTGCTTCAGGAACTTTGCGTTCTAAGCTAACAGTAAGAATACCATCTCGGCTTACGGCGTTGGTTACTTCTACATAATCAGCCAAGGTAAATGTGCGTAGGAAACGACGAGCACTAATGCCTTGATGCTCATATACATGGCCTTCGGGCAGATCAGTTGACTGCTTTTCACCTGTAATGATTAAATTACCTTCGTTAACATTTACTGTAACTTCACCTTGTGTGAATCCAGCAACCGCTACTTGAATTTCGTAGGTGTTGTCGCCGGTCTTTACAATGTTATATGGAGGATAATTCTGTGTAGTTGTTCCAGCATCGATTTGACCCATTAAACGATCAAATAATTTATCTACACCGATTGAGTTGCGATAGAATGGACTGAGGTCCAGAGTTGTTAGTCTTGTCATAGTTTTCTCCTTATTAAGCAAGTAACATATACTGTGGGCCCGACCATCGGCACCCACAGTATTATTTATAACAGATTTTTCTTAATCTGTCAATTACATCATTCCCATACCGCCCATACCTGGGTTAGCAGGTTCTTCCTTTTTAGGAATTTGAGCGATCGAGCAATCTGTAGTTAGGATCAATCCAGCAATACTTGCGGCATTGATTAACGCTGTCTTGGTAACTTTAGTAGGATCGATAACACCTTGTTCTACCATATCACCATACTTACCTGTTGCGGCATTGTAACCATAGTTGCCGGTCTTACTAGCAATTTCATTAATGATTACATCGGCAGGATCGCCGGCATTGAATGCAATACAACGAGCAGGTTCTTCCATAGCACGAGCAACAATGCTAATACCAGCTTGTTGATCTGCGTTAGCGCCTTGTAAGCCAGCAATAGCTTGTTTAGCACGGATCAATGCTACCCCACCGCCAGCTACAATACCATCTTCAACAGCGGCACGAGTAGCGTGTAGTGCATCATCAATGCGATCCTTCTTCTCTTTCATTTCTGTTTCAGTGGCAGCACCAACACGGATAACAGCAACACCACCAGCAAGTTTAGCCACACGCTCTTGCAACTTCTCTTTGTCGTAGTCACTAGTAGCTTCTTTAACTTGTGTGCGAATTGCTTTAACACGGGCTTCGATTGTTGTCTTGTCGCCGGCACCATCAATGATGATGGTGTTTTCTTTGCCAATTTCAACACGAGCAGCCATACCTAGTTGATCGATTGTGGCTTTTTCAAGTGTAAGGCCTGTTTCCTCAGCAATAACAGTACCACCTGTCAGGATAGCAATGTCTTCCAACATGGCTTTACGACGATCACCAAACCCTGGTGCCTTAACAGCACATGCTTTCAAGATACCACGCATTGTATTAACTACCAGGGTAGCAAGTGCTTCGCTTTCGACATCTTCGGCAATGATCAACAATGGCTTACCGGCTTTAGCAACCGCTTCAAGCACCGGGATCAATTCACGGATGTTTGACACTTTTTTATCTACTAACAAGATAAACGGATTGTCAAGAACTGCAACTTGTTTGTCTGGATTGTTAATGAAGTACGGGCTCAAGTAACCACGATCAAACTGCATACCTTCGACTACATCAAGTTCATTCTCAAGACCTTTACCATCTTCTACAGTGATAACGCCTTCTTTGCCAACTCGCTCCATTGCTTCAGCAATAATGTTGCCAATGTCTGCATCAGAGTTAGCAGAGATAGAGCCAACTTGTGCAATCTCTTTGGTAGTGGTGCAAGGCTTTGACATCTTAGTAAGTTCTGCTACTGCGGCAGTAACTGCTTGATCAATGCCACGCTTGAGATCCATTGGGTTATGACCAGAAACAACATACTTCATACCTTCTTTAACAATGCTCTGTGCCAAGACTGTGGCTGTGGTTGTACCATCGCCTGCGTTGTCTGCTGTGCGGCTAGCTACTTCCTTGACCATCTGTGCGCCCATGTTAGCAAGTTTATCTTCTAATTCAATTTCCTTGGCTACAGTTACGCCGTCCTTGGTCACATGAGGACTACCAAACGAGCGTTCAATAACTACATTACGGCCTTTTGGACCAAGAGTAACTTTAACTGCGTCTGCTAATACATTAACGCCTTCAATTAATTTATTGCGACCATTATCGCCAAATACTACTTGTTTTGCTGTCATATTGTTTTCCTTATTCTACAATTGCCATTACATCATCCTCACGGAGGATGTGAAATTCTTCGCCGTCGACTTTAATAGGTGTTGCGGCATGTTTGCCAAATAATACACGGTCGCCTGTTTTAACTTGATTTGGAACCAGTATGCCATCTTCTGTAGTACGGCCTGGGCCGGCGGCAATGACATCGCCTTGACTTGGTTTTTCTACTGCGGCATCTGGAATAAAGATTCCAGATTTAGTTTGAGTTTCAGCTTCTACCAACCGAATAAGAATACGATCGTGAATAGGTTTTAAATTCATTTTGACTCCTTTTAAATGTAAATGATATTACCACAACAGTATATTGTAACACAGATGGGACTGCATGTCAACAACTATTTGTGGTTGAATGTTTAAATTGTAAAGGGGTTGACGCTAGGTCAGAAAGGGTTGCTTTGACATATAATTTCTCCTTAAAAATAAGCAAGTATTAAAGTAGACCCCACCCGGGCATCTACAATATTATTTATAACACTTTTACCACTTCCTGTCAATTATTTTATACTCAAATGGGCTATCCCAAGTCAGAGTAAAAACGGTGTAGTATTCGTCTCGGTCAAATGTAACCCGATATTTGTATTTGATATTTTTATCTGCGTAGTTAATACCTTGGTTGTTTGCCCAGCGGGCAATGGCTATCTTATATGCGCCCAGAGTGGCGCCATACCCGCCATCATTCGGCAGTTGAAACTCAAGATACATTAGTAAAGTTTTTTTGGAAGCTGTTGATCTCGAATTTGTTTACGGAGACGGGCCTTAGCGGCACCCTTCTTACGCTTACGCTCGGTGGTAGGTTTTTCGTAGGTTTCTCTAGCCCGTAAATCGTCAAGTAATCCAGATTCTTGGACTTTTTTCTTAAATTTACGCAGGGCTTTTTCTACATTACCATCGTTGACAGTCACTACTTTGCCAAAGTGCTTCACGAGTTTTCCTGTATTAGTGTCATTGGAGTATTTACCTGGGTTTTATTGATTTTAACCTGTAAAATATTTTGCTTATTGTAACGAGGCAAATCAAACATATGCGGCAATAAAATACGTTCTAATTCGTTGTGAAGTCCTCTAGCACCTGTGTTAGTTTGTAGTGTGCGTTCTGCTATAAGATCTAAACTGTCCTCATCAAATTTTAACTCTATACCATCTTGGTCAAATAACCATTGATATTGACCAATAAAATTGTTGCGTATTTCGGTCAATATGCTAATCAACTGGGGTTTAGTCAATCCTTGTAAAGTAACATAACTACTAAATCTTCCTACAAATTCTGGAATCATACCGTACCGAACTAAATCATCCGGACTAACTTGATCAATATTAAACTCTTCAGTGCTGGTTATATTTGAATTAAATCCAATAGCGGTACCTTGCTTTCTGTTTTGAATAATTTTGTCTAATCCGACAAATGCACCGCTAGCTACAAATAAAATATTAGTAGTATCAATTTCTACAGTGTCTTGCTGACTAGATTTTTTTGATCCAGTGGCTGGAATCCTACATTTTGTACCTTCGACTAATTTAAGCAAGGCTTGTTGAACCCCTTCGCCAGATACATCTTTAGTTACAGTTGAGCTTTCACTTTTTCTAGATATTTTATCAATTTCGTCAAGAAATATAATACCGCGTTGACATTGCTCAATATTTCCATTAGAAGCGGTATAAAGTCTAACTATTAGACTTTCTACATCATCGCCTACATACCCAGCCTCGGTTAAAGTGGTAGCATCAGCAATCACAAACGGAACATTTAAATATTTGGCCACAGTCGATGCCATTAGAGTTTTACCAGTTCCAGTTGGGCCTATCATGAGTATATTAGACTTCTGTAAGTCTGTTCCACCGTGACTAATTCTTTTAAAATGATTAGTAACTGCCACACTAAGAATAATCTTAGCTCGATCTTGTCCTATGACATATTGGTCAAGATAATTTTTTATCTCTAACGGATCAGGAATATCAACTGCGTATTTTGTTTTAATTTCAGGTTTTTTATTGTCTTTAAGAAGACTGTTACATAATTCAACACACTCACTACAAATTGCCACATCTTGACTTACAATCAATTTACTAACCTGATCCTTGTGTTTAACACAGAAACTGCAATGAGATAAAGAATTGGTCATCACTGTCTTAGTCGTTGTTCGATACTGTCTTTTTCGGCTTCGCTTAATAATTCAGGATCATATTCTCCCGAATCAATTTTAGCAATTAAATGATCAATGTAAGCTTCATCATACGCATGGGTGTCGGTCAATGTTTTATCAACTTCAATCCACTGGATTCCGTTATATTTGTAAAGTACACTAGGTAATCGGTCGACTTTCAAAAACATGTCACCTTTGTTAGGGTCTACCGGAAATTGTGTTCCAAATCCTCGAACTTCGCCGGTTAATTTATTAGCTTCGTTGTCGGTCTCTAGTCCTAAAGAGTCAACTTCAATAAAGGTTGTTTTAGGTAATACAGGAGTATTAGCAAATCGTTCAATTAACTGTTTCTTTTCGCCATCACTAATTGGCATGTTATTAATATGTTCTTCGTTATGCCATGGCAATTGATCTATTTCGCCCGCTTGATGTTGAGCATGATATTTTCGCTCGTCTATATCTAAATTTCCGTTTATAAACATAGCTCTGGCCATGCGATGTAAATGATCATGCTCTGGTATTTCGGGTATTACTATATGTGATAATGTATCAGCGGCGGGTTTAACAGGGGCCGTAAACATCCACCCAGGCAAAGTTGGATCTTTGTTAATAGGCTTCGTGTGCTCGGTATCATCAATAAAATATTCTTCCAATAGTGCATCTTTGGCATCATGTTGCTCTACAGGATCTATTGGACAGAAATACTCATCAGTGATTTCAAATTGATCAACTACCGGTTCAAGATTTTCTAATATAGTTGTATATGTGGATTCACCCTGGGACTCTTCTTTTGATTTTTTAAAAAATTTTTCTCTAAGTTTTTTTAAATATTCACCGAAGGTTAACTCTTCTTGAGAGTCAGGATTTGTCTGATCTTCATTGCGAGCCCAACGAATACTTTGCTGTGCAGCAAGAATCAATACAAGTGCCAACGGATCGAACACAGCAACAATCATCATGATGACCCAGACAACTGCTTTTTCTAGTATATTTTGGTCAGGGTTATCACCGTAGATCAACTTGGCAATGTACTTGATAGGTCCTACTTCGGCCTCGACCTTACGCACTTCTGCGGCAATAGGAGCACGGAGGTCGTTTAATTTGACTATTTCTGCTTGTGCTTTTGATATTTCACCCTGTAAATTACTGCGTTCTCGAGCTTGGTTGCGTCGTATAGCGGTAGCCTTATCTGCACCTTTTTCGTCAGTACTACGACTCATTGTTTGATCAACTGCAAGATCCATTTGTTGTAAGGCCTTACGAGCTGATTCGATATTATCTTTTTGAATTTTTATCTTTTCATCGTAAATAGAAATCTTACTTAAAACATCACCTGACACTAAGTTTTGGTCATTGTGTGCTTTTGAAAGGAATCCAAAGATGCCCATTGATGTAATAAACATTAACAATGTTACAGCGGGTAATAGATATAATTTAAATTGTAGGCTAGCACGATGCCAATTGTTCTTTAACCATACCGCGGCAGTAACTTTACCTACTTCTAAACTGCCGCCCATGATTAAGATTGGAACTACTGCACCAGAGAAAATTGCCGCCAATCCGGTGATACTATAGTAAGCACCAACAACCTCAATTAACAAGGCTACAAATAAAGTAAAATATCCAAAGATCATAGCCTAATATTTATTTAGATTTATGTTGAGTAATAGACAAGTTGTAATCTCGTTCGGCATGAACAAGTCGTTGTTCTAATCGGTCAACACGGCGTTGTAGATTAATCGTACGGATGAATAATAATACTATTGCTACAATGACTATAGTAAAGGTTAATCCCCACCCAGCAATGATACCATAAGTCCAGTACCAAAGACTATCAATTGTGTTGGTTAATAGTGTTATAGTATTCATTTGTCGTTATATTTTTTTGTAAGTATATAGACCAGCCAAAGGATGCCTAAGTTTATAGCGTAATAGATTACTAGTATAATAGCAATCTTAATGTTTAACTCGGACATTATTTAATATATTCTAACACTATTACCGTAGTTAACAAAATTAAGATTGTTACAAACCAAGCACATTTGTCAAAAGTGCTCATGGGTTCGTACCTACAATAATAGATATCCCGGTCTGGGTCGTAATGATATGTTTTACCATTGCGTTCTATAGTTTCGTTATACAGTTCGTTCACAAATCCGCTCCGATACTTTAGGTGCTACAAAATAAACATAGGTGCAAACAATCAACCAACTGATTAACCAATTAGGTAACCAAACTGCAAAGTGTATGGTACCAGTGTTCTTTACAGTCATTGCCAGACTAGTAAAGACTGTAACTGCTCCTGAGTTTACTAAACTAGTTAAAAAATGTTTCACTCAGGGCGGCCTCCGGTGCACGATCCACCGTCAAACCAAAGTTCTTCAGCTTGTTCACGATATACGGCTAAATCGTATTCATCTTTTTTAACACGATACTGATCTTCGGTCAAGGCATGCCATCCACAACACTTGCCTGTTGGGCTACGGCCACATCCACATTGTCCTGTTGTTCCGGGTTTAGCTTGCATTTATTTTATTCCTAAGTTCTGTATTTTCGTCGACTAGTTGTTTAGTTAACTTTTTATAGTAGATAATATCTATTTCTTGTTGGTTGCGCTCAACCTTACATTTTTCCAAGTCTTTGGGAATGCTAGTATCTTTTTGATTACGACCCATACCATACCCTAGCAAAAGACCTAGAAAAAACCAACCCATTATGATTCACCATTATCAAAATCAATACCGGATTCTTTTGCAAGTTGGTCCAGGGCAGTATCTAGCCCTGCTACAAAAGCAACTTCTTCTGCTTTAGAAATACAATACTTTTTACGATTGGCACGACCTTTGGCTGAGTCTGGATCATAGTCAATCCAATCAAAGTCGGTGCCGTCACACGCAGGGCAATGATCGTTGTAGTCATCATCTGTTCGACGATCTTCACCTCGGCCGACCCAACTGCATGTTTTATCGGAGCAAATTAGATCAGGTGGCTCTGGTGGTTGATTAGACCAGTTGCTTGTATCCCAGTTATAGCCCGACCATGACTTAATACCCTCTTGTGTAACTGGATTAAACTTACCATGAGACCAATCACCAAACTCCTTACCGTCCCAATACAAACTACCGTAAGTTGATCCGTAACTCCAATTCACACTGTAGTAACCCGGAATCGTTGGTTTGTCTTTGTTAAACTTAAATGTTACGGACCGTTCCCATGAGCTCGGGCTTGTGCCATATTCAGGATGACCCCAGTCTTTTTCTTCGGGATCATAGGTTTCCCAAGTGTTGCTGTCTTGAACTAGATACATACCAAAGTCGCTACTCTTACCGTCGGTGCTGCCACCCCAGTTATCAATGTCTTCACCATCATACATTACACTATTGACCAGTTCTTCACCATCAATTTCGTCATACTGTAAAGTTAATTTGGTAATGTCAAATGGTGCAGTAAGTTCTATTTCGCCTTCAAAGAATGTGCCCTTTTCATTGCTTGACCCAACAAATACTACAGTGCCAGCAGGTTGGCTACCAATCCATGCTTCGTCAAAACACGACCACTCAGGGCTATCTTCACCGCCGTCGCAGTCTTCCAGGGACTTTTCAAATACCACTTCGCCTGTTTCATCTTCAATCTGGACTGTTCCGGCATTACGGCTAACACCATTGGTATGTGCCATGCCATCGCACTCGTACCAGGAGCCAGGAGGAAATGGCAACAGGTCTTCATCAAGTTCCATATCTTCTGCAGCATCACTGTCCCAGGCAATGTCAGAAAGGTCGACTTGGTTTTCCATACAGTAGTCCCACACTTTTTTATCTACTGTGCCCATGACCTTTTCGCCACCGTAACCCCACATACTGATCTTGTAGGTTCGTGGAGTAAATTTTAGGGTGTCAATTAGTAGTTGTTTTTCTTCTTGCGTTGCCATTGTATCCTCTATCTGCTAAGTTGTTGCCAAGCTAACCATTCTTTAAAACTATTATAGACTATTAGTGCTTCTTTGTCATCCACTTTGACCTTCTTTCCGCGAACCCAAAATCCTTTATCGCTGATCCTAAGTGTTTCTATTCCTGCTGAAAAGAATGTAACTGCATTGGGTTGCTCCGGTCCGCTAACGGTTAATACTGGATCTGGACTGTGTTTATGAAATGCTACCATTAGTCACCTCTAAAATGTTCTATCCAAAAATACACAATGGTTGCCAACAGTAGTGCCGCAACCATTGTAACCACTCCTTCGATCAACCAAGTCTGTTCCATCATCCAATCTGTCATAACTTTTCTCCTGGTTCAAATCCACGAAAACGAACAAAGCGAGGGAATCTCAAACTATAAGTTCCGTCTTGGTTTTGTGTTACTGCGTCTGCTTCGACCTCAATAACATCGCCAAGTAACTGATCTCGGGCACTCCAATATTCATCACGATTAGCATCGGAAAGGCCACTGCCCACATTAACACAAATACGACGACCATTGTCATCTCCTTCACAAATTATAGCACCCAGGCGGCCTGCATTGCGACCAGTGCCTTCTTCAAATCCAACAATATTTAAGTCTACAGTGATAGTTGGCTTGAGCTTCATCCAAAAAGTTGATCGACGACACTCATACGGAGCGTCAAGTGATTTTATCATTATCCCCTCAAACCCGGCCGCTACTGCATCTGTTGAATAGCGTTTGAGTATATCGTGTCCTTCGGCTGTATCCAAGTCAACTTCGATACCATCCATAAGGCGCACACAATCAGTCGATTCAAATACCGCACGATATCCTTCTAATACAGCCAAGCGTTTATGTTGTTGGGCATTACAGAATCCACGCTCAAAGTCTGCCAACGGAATCCAGTCAAACACACTATAAGTCATGCCGGTTGTTTGCACATCCGTTTTGCGTTGTGCTTGTTTCATCAAGGCTTGGAAACTTTCGCCGATTACCTCGCCATCAAAAATAAAACCATGTGGCCACGACTGGAATGTTCTAGCAAACTTGTTTTTGATATCTTCAAGTGCTTCTACAATATGTGGAAAGTTATCAAATGGTTTACCGTTGCGTGAATATAGATTAACTGTAGTTTTGGTTACTACTGCAATAACACGCACACCATCTAACTTCTGTTCTAGGCGTTTAACACCAGTCATCTTGGCTGTATGCTTTTCTGAGTCTGTGGCCAACTGACAAGTAAACACCGGAATCTTCCATTCTGTATTACCCAGCACCTTGTTTAGGGTCTTTTCACTGATGCCACAGCGTAGGTCTTTGATAATGACTCTACGACATAACCCATTCCACTCTACACTATCAAACTGCTCACTCATGAACTCAATGGCAGTCCTGGCATTGTGACCTGTCAGTGTTCTAAGGCGGAGTCCTTCAAGCATGGCCCAAAACTTTGGCCACGGATTGGGCTTGTGTTCAAGCCCTTCTGTTTCAGGAACTTTCTTTACGCCAAACACATAATAGGGGTTGTAGGCTTGATAGCAGTTGAACAAGAAACATTGAGCATTTGATGACCCCAACTTGGCGGCCATTAATGCTTTTTCAATTACTGATTCTTTGTGTAAACGGCTGTCGCTTGATTCTAGGTCTCTAATCCAGTCTGCGGCCACTTTGATCTCATTAAATTGATCGCTAGTAAAATCTATAGCATTCATGTATTTACTCTATCATTTTTTGTGTATATACACTATTATACTAGAAATGGAATTATTGGTCAACCGGTAATAAGATTTCTACAGGCTTCAAGTTCGGGTATGTAATCTGCTAGTTTTACTCCACGAGCACGGTCCAGTTGGTCATTATAATCAAAAAACTGTTTAAGACTTACTAAATCGCATGTAGGATTATTAGAATAATAATTGTACAAGGCATCAATTCCTGTACGAGCAGATTTTCCATCACCATAATATGCAATTGTTTGTTTACATTTTGCTATCGAATCTACTACTGCTCGGGTATTTGGATGATTATACGCCGACTGAAATCCAACATGGTTGATTTGTAAATATAGTGGTGCATACGGAAATTCTTTATCCACAAATTCAAACAATAAATGTAAATTAGTGACATTATAAATTCCTGGCACAGTATTAATAGAAATATTATGTCCGCGAGATTTTAAAAGATGTGCGTTTTTTATAACAGTATTCCAATCAGACCCCCAGCGCCAATAATCATTGACTTTTCCATAACCATCTAGACTAAAAGAAAAATTCATATTGGTAAAATGATTAGACAATTCTAAAAACTTAGGACTTATTTTTTGTCCATTGGTTCCTAAAGTAAAATCAAAATCTGTGCGCTTACGGTCTATACACCGTTTCATAAAATCCAGTACTTCACTCATAATGGTCGGCTCGCCACCAGTTAAGTACACCCGAGTATTTTTGTTTAAATTATCTATATCTATATGATCAACACTAGAATATTTAAAACTTTGAAAGTAAGGATATATTATATTGAATTTTTTATATTCATTTTCTATTAGATGACTATGTTCGGGTTTACAAGACCGGCACATAAGATTACATTTATTACTTAAACGAACTTCATAATAATAAGGATGTGTAATCTTGTCTAAATCTTCTATAGAAGTAATGTTTAATTTTGCAATCCATTCTGTAGTTTCAAATTGTCTATAACTTTCGATGCCTAATTTTTCGTAATCATAACATACAGAACAATAGTCTGGTAGTAGTTTGCCTTGTAACATAGTTTTCCTAACCTTTTGAAAGTTTGGATCGCTATGCCAAGTAGTTAATTCTTTTATGGTGGTAACTTTTTTACTTGATCTAGCACACACATTAAGGTGACCTAGCTCTTCAACCATGTTAATCCATGGATATATACAAAAACTTTTATTTTCAGTTATTATTTTTTCAAATGTTACATATTTTTGTATGTTATTATTATTTTTATACACTGTATTGTACCCTAACTTATCCAATTCTATCATAATTTTAAAAGTAGATAGCAAAGGTTTCCAGTGAGACCACTCTGTTGCCGGCTGGTCTAATAATATAATGGTGTCAAAGTTCTTGGCAAGATTTAATATACCACCAAATGGTATATCGATTATAGAGGTGTGGTAGTATCCAGGAACAGTTGGAAAAAAATTAGAATCGCTGATCAGTCCATGATTAATAGTCTGATCATTTTTGACTAATTCCGAGGTGTCAAAATCTGTATTGTCGCCGTTGTTACCTAAGCATAGTATTTTTTTATTAAACATTAATATCTATTTATTTTGACACCTCTTTAACTTTATTTTAATTAGCAATCGATGTCTGGCCGATTACTGCACCCGGTTTCTGAATTATTTCTGCTCGACGGGCCTTATACTCTGCATTTTCAACTGGCATTAAGTTAAGGGTAGAAGTAGTACCATCTGGCCGAACTACACTAATCTCTTGGCCCTTTTGCGGAGTAACTGGTACAACTTCAACTGATTCTTTACTAGAACTTTCGCCCACTGGTTTGTTGCCTGTGATTTCGTCTAGTTCCTTAAATGCCTCCTTGGCACTACGCTTGATATCTTTGTTCATACGACCATTAGTGGGTAGTGCCACTAATACATAGGTACGGATACGATTACCATCAGCTACATGTTTCATTTCAACAGTTTCTACGCCAGTGATATCCACATCTGGGCACATACTACGAATAGCCAGTTCACTTTGTTCAGTGCCAGTATCACCATTATCGGCTTTATACATCTTGGTCTGGCTACGAACTACACCACCTGCGGCTGTACAGATTTTGCTGTAGGCAATGGTCTTGGCCTTGATATCAGCAAATCCAAAATCACTACTGGTTGCTGTACCATTTTCAAACACATAGCCAGCAGCCTTTGGTAGCTTGCTCATCCATTCAGGTGCTTGGCTAATAGCATTGGCCATTTGTGCCGAATTCTGAGTAGATTGTTGATTATACTGAGCACTATAATTTGTACCAGTTGATCCACATGCACTCAAAACGCCTGTTACCGCTACTACGATTGCTAATTTTTTCATTTCATTACCTCTAGGGTTTGGTTACTATAACAACAGTTTACTACATTCATTACCATTTGTCAACTACTTGCCACTCGTTATCGTGTAACCGGCAAATAATACCCTGGCGTTGTAGTAAATCTCCAGGATGTACTTCGGGTTCTATAAACCAACGGCATGCCGAAGTACGATAAACAAATTGTTTTGGAAAGTTTGGGTGTGGCAACACTTCACTTTCTTGTAAATGGTCGCCAATGTTAACCTTGCGGATTTGGGCAATTGGTTGATCGGTACATACCATATTTTGTTCCATGGCAATCCGATTACCATCTGCACGGCTTAGTATTTGGGTGCGGCCTTGATCCATAGCACCTTTACAAAGGATAGCCTCACTTTGATTTTTTGGCCCAACATTTTCGCCTTCGGCTGTGATCCATTGTCCGTTTACTTGTGCCCTAAAATTTACTATACATTTATTCTGTGTATCTGAAATAGGAACAACCAATGGTTGGACATCGGCTATGCTGGTAATGTTTACGGATGTTTTACTAGTCATTGCCGACCTGACATAACAGTCGGCATAAACCGTAGTTGACATGGTTAACGCAATAATTAAAGCTGATTTGATTTGCATGTTGATCTTAGTGCCCATAACGCATTTTTTAACCTACCGTAATACCGTCGATCTTCGAGTGTATATGGTTGTAATTTATGATACTCTTGATACTCAACCAGTCTATTATTAATTAATGCCATTTGTTCCTTGGCATCAGGACAATTGGCTACAAAATTTTGCATGGTATAATGAGGTAAAGGTGCAGGTGGCAAGCTATTAGCACATCCACCTAGGGCCATTACACCGACAAGGACCAGCGGTTTAATCATTGTTGATGACGATATTCTCGTTTAAGCCAGAACTTGTACTTGGCAAAATATTGATCGGCTGTATAAAGCAACGGTTGGCCGTAAGACTCGAGTTCGTCTTTGTGCTCAAACCATTTTTCCTGGCACCACATACGAAAAGAACCTTGTTTCATTTCTCACTCCAAGGATCATATGCCGGGATATCCACAAACAAATACATCAGTAATGCGAATGTAATTAAAGTAATCATTTTATTGATCCTAACTTTGAGCCGTCGGTAGGATTAGGCAAGTTACAAATATGTTTGATCACTACAGAAGCTTCTGGAAATCCTTCGCGTTCTTTCTTGATTACTGCACACTCAATCATATCTGCCTGGACTTCGTGTAGGCCCGATACAAAGGTCATAATATCTTCCTTCTTCATTGTATAACGAAAATTAAACAACGGTTTCTTTTCCATTATACTGTTTCCCTGGCAAAAATGCGAACAACATCTTCATAGGTCACATAATCTTTAAAATAGATGTAGGTCTCCTCGACGCTACGACCACGGGCTTGCCATTCTTGTATTTCGATGTCAATGTTTTTATAAAAGCCCATTATACCATCTCCCCAAAAAATTTAGCATCAAGATCGGCAATCTGCTCTGCCATCTCACGGGTGCGTTCTTGTTCTAAAAACTGAGCCATACGGGCTTCTTCCGGATCAGTCTCTTCTACTACCCAACCACGCTCGCGAAGTTCTTCACGACCAGCAAAGGTAGTCTTCATACTATCCATCACATTGTGAATGGCGGTAATATGCTCTTCCAACCAACTACGGTCGTTCCAGTCTGCAGGAGTGCCAAAACCGCGTGGGCGATAGCCATAAAAATCCTTGTGGAAATCGCTGTAGTAGCCTTGCAATTCCTCAACGCTCAAACTTGCTAAATGGTTCTGTGTCATATCTGCTCCTTATTATTAACTATACAACTATTATAACAAATCGGGCATTTCTGGTCAACCTAGCTGTTTACGGTGGCAAACGGGCTGTAATCTTCAGCGGGTTGGTGTTGTTTTTCCGCAACAAAATCAAAGGCATATTCTCCTGTGCTGAGTATTTTGGGAGTTACTTGAACACGGCCTAGGCCGTAATTTTTACTCAACATATGAAAAACTTGACGGGCTTCTCGTTCGTTAATGCTACCTACAAATAAAGTGCCATTATAAAATTGAGCCAGGTCATCTTGGGCTAGCGTGTCAGCTACTTGATTTAATACGATTGATTCGAAACCCATTTGTTGCTCCTTTATTTTCACTATACATACATTATAGCAAATGGGGCATTTTGGGTCAACCGTTTGGGTGTGGTATTTTTACAACGATTATTTTATGACTAAATTAGCGGCCTGGGCGGCTGTATAAGTGGAGGGGATAAGATTGGCCTGCGGAATAGGCGGATTTGGCTCTGCAGGCACCGGACCATTAGTTTGTATTCCTGCACCATTTAAATATTGTTGATTGTTTCCTTCTCTCAATACCGCAACTATAGCCTGACCAGTAAATGTAGATAGATTGGCTACTCCTTCCCAAAATTGGGCTTGGCCGCCTTGCTCGGTTTGTTGTCCGTAAGTTGGTAATTCATAGATTAGACTGTAAATCAAAGACTGATTGTTAGGCACAAGATTAGCAAAATCAATTTGTGCCTTGGCTTGTAAAGTTTGCTCGTTAATTACCTGGTTAGCTATTAAATTAAAAGAAGAATTCAAATTGGCAGTTTGACTAGGATTGGCGCTGACAATATTACCAATTTCGATTGTAGCGACAGGAATTAGTCCTGGGCCGGTTGGTGAGAAATCGCCGCCAACTCCAGTGAAGGCTGTATCAGCCGCTGTAACAGAATTTCCAGAATCAGCATAGTAAGTACCGGCCGCTGGATACCCCGACGGAATAGTTATTGGTCCTATGATTGGATCACCGTAGACATTGCCTACAACGCTATTCATAGTTTGATAGATTGTAGTAAGATAACTAACATTACTATTAGCCAAATTACCAACAGTATTAATAAAATTATCAGTAACTTGATACCCAGCGGCAACGCCTAGTACATCGCAAACTGCTATACTTTGTCCATTAGTTCCTGCAATATTAGACAAATAATTAGACACCACCGACGGCACAGCTTCTGTCAACGCCGATATTAAAGGAAGATTGTTAGTTGTTTGTAAATTTGCCACGGCATTGGCCAGCACAGGTAAAGTCATATTTGTAATGCCAGCCAGTTGTTGCAGACTAGTAGCCAAGGCCTTATTAGCCAATGCCCAATCTGGTGGTATAATCTGACTTAGTCTATCGTAAGCAATCATACTAAACTACTCATAGCATAAGGTGGTAACAAAGTTTTTAATTCTGTGTTAACCGATCCTGAACTGTTAGTGTAAATTGCTCTAGGGCCATATTTGGTTGGCGTGGCGAGACTTTGATAACTGTTAGGAAATAGTTTAACAGGATTTAATAAATCTGCCATAGTTGTTATGCCAGCAGTTTTAACGCCCATTACAGTTAAAATTTGATTAAGATTGTCTCCGGTTATTTGCGTCATGGCTTGATACATTAGTGCCTGTATATTGTCTGCTACTGATACAGATGGATTAGTTAAATTTAATACTACGGTACTAGGCACACCAGCAGCAATAAAATATATAGAAACTACCGGAATAGTACCAGTAATTGAATATATTTGTTGTGTCAATGCTAGTGGACTTCCTAAATTGTTTAAATTATTTAAATTAATTAACTGACCAAGATTAATTAAGTCTTGACCAAAAGTGGTAGTAGCTAAATTAATAGTAGTAACTCCACCGGTGATCATATTGTTAATCGAGGTAAAAGTATTTCCAAGATAAGTTTGACTATTTACAGCACTATTAATAAAAATACTTGTTTGACTTGTATACCCAACAGCTTGATTCACAGCCTGCGCTAATTTGCTTACATTATTCCCACAAATATCTTTGTTGGCTTCATTAATGACCACAGTGGTCATTTGCGTACCAAGACTGTTGTAGGATGTCGGTACGCTATCACTTAATGCTGGACAAGAATTAGCAGCCACAGTTTCAACTGCTAAAGTAGTAACATTAGATAATAAATTTCCTGCACCAGCTACCAAAAGCGTATCCAACAAAGGTGTGATCAATGGTGTTGATTCATAAGCCAAAATAGCCGTGGTTAGTTCTGTATTAACGCCTATCCCTTGATTTTGTAGTAATCCAGCAGCGGCATCTAATTGTAACGAGGTTAGTACACTTGTTGTCAAATTATCCACCTATAATAACATCAATACTACCCAATGCTCGAGGATGACCACAAGTGTCTAAATCACCAGTTACGCATACAGGTTTTCCGCCAACTAATACAGTAACTGACTTGCTTGTAGTTAATGCCGCACAATGAGTACCAGGTATAGGGCAAGGAGGATGGGGACCAACTTTGGCACCAATAGTTGCAATTGGGCGTCCATTGACCAATACAGTGGGATCGCCGGTGAGTATAATCCCACCGGCTGCATTAGCATCCCCTACTCGTTGTACTGATCCTGGCATATTATCCCATTATAATTGAAGGCTTGCGAACTGGTTTTAGTCCGGTTGTGGCCTCTAAGTAACTATCGCATACTTCTTCACGACTAGCTGCAATAATTGACACTTGTTGTTTATTTATAGTCACATTTTTGTCAGGATTGGCAGTGAACAGGCTATTCATCATGTTGATGCCTTGAGGTCCCGGAACTACCGTTAATGGCTTGACTACAGTATAGGTTGTGTCGTCTTCTGCGGTAATTTTTGCTACGATTTCATCGCCATTGGCAATTTTAAGTGTATAAACCTGATCTAATTCTATCTTCATATTATCCTTGTAAGTGTTTTCGTAATTCTGTAAATCCGCCAATGTAGTTATTATTTAAAAATATCTGTGGTAAAGTTCTTGCGTTAGGTACTGCTTCTAACAACTGCTCTTTAGTCCAGTTGGTTTGAACATTGCGCTCTTCAAATTCAATACCTTGTGACTTGAGCAAATTCTTTGCCTGATCACAAAAAGGGCAGGCGTTCTTACTCCATACAATTGCTTTCATAATAGTCTCCTTGTTATTATTATAAACTAGGTAGTTGTTCATAATCAAGTGTATCACTCATTACGCCAATAACATAGTTGGTTGATTCTGATTCTTGTAGTGCTGTCTGTTTGTTACTAGTATTCACATGCTTATTAAACCATGGAATAGGTGTTGTCTTGGGAGCAGGAGTTTGATACTTGATTCCTACTTCTTTGAGTGCGCCCACTGCTGTGTAGTCCACAAAGTCTTTGAGAATATTGGCATTCAGTCCAATTACAGGTCCTTTTTGGAACAGGTAGTCAGCCCATTGCTTCTCCTCACGGATAACATCCTGATACATGGCATATACTTCGGCTTCGCACTCGGCTTTAGCTTCAGCAAAACGTGGATCTTCTTTGACCACTTGATTAATAATCCAAGCTGTCCAATCTTTGTGCAGGATCTCGTCCTGAAGAATTAAACTAATAATATTGCCGTTGCCGATGAAGATACGATTTTCAACCATGGCCAAACTTGTAGCAAAACTTACCATAAAGCGGAATGCTTCCAGTGCGTATGAGGCGTGTAGTGCTAACCAGATAGCCCGAATGTGTTCTTTTTCTGTAACAGCCTCGCTAAGTTCTTTGCGACAGTTAATAATGTGTAGCGCATCGTAGTAGTTGCCTACTGAGCTTGCCATATCTACAATTTCTTTAGTATCGTGGATTGTGTTAAACGCATCCTTGGGCACGTTGTAAATATTACGAATAATGTGACTGTAACTACGACTATGAATGTTGGTTTCGAAAAATGTCCAAGCATACATCAGTGCTTCTAACTCAGGAATACTACACACAGGTGTAAAGATTTGACTTGGACCGCGACCTTGTAAACTATCTAACGCTGTCTGTCTTAGTAAATTACTTGTGAAGATGTGACGAACTGTGTCGCTGGCTTCTTTAAAGTCGTTCGCATCTTTGGTCAAACTGATCTCTTCTGGCACCCAAAAGAAACCACGAGCTTCCTGTTCAAACTTTGTTAGTTTTGAATACTTAACTTCTTCAAAGCGTTGGATTGTCACAGGACCTGCTGGGTCAAGAAACATCTTGCGATGCAAGTAGTCTGTTTTTGTTGCTAGATTGTATTGTGCTTTACTCATGTAAATTACCGCCCACAGAATAAGTTGCGCCTACAGGAGCGTCAGTAACTACTTTAGTACCAACAGGAACTGCTGTACCTGTCCATGGTGATTCGTTTAATGGACCATAGCATTTAGCTAATGTAACACCGTTAACTTTTTGTGGTTCCCTTACACAAGGGAATGACCACATATTGCTCATGCCGCCTGTGCCTTCTGTTGTAACGAATGTTCTTGGTTGTGCTGGTAATACTTCCCAACTCGGTGCTTGTGGGTATTCAGACTTGTAAGCAAATAAACTCCATACCGTTGCTTTACCTTTAGGTGGCTTACAGGAGCCATTCATTAATTCTAAATCAGCAATACTTTTGCCTGTAAGTACAGGACATACTGCTACACCTTGTTGATATGTTGCGCCGTTAACTGTCATAGTCTTGCCTGTTGGCGTTGCGGCACTGGCGCCACAAAAAGCAAATTCGCCTTCGCAAATAGCTAAGTTATGAGCTACTGCTGTACCTGCTAATACTAATAATGCTGTTGCTACAATATATTTGAATTTCATTTTTCTTCCTTTAGTTCTTTCCATTCTAAATCTTCTATAGGAACCCAACCGTTCCTAAAGTGTTCTACCTTGTTTGTATGTCTTGTTCTCTTTTAAGAACTTTTCTAAATCTTCAGCATTAAGTTTAACATTCTTAACACCGTCTGTTGCCCATCTATGACTCGATGTTGCCGAGGATAGTTGTTTACGCTGTTCTTCGCTTCTGTAGTAAGGGTCATACTTCACTTCTGCTAATCCCGCCTTACTCAGTTTAGCATTTACTTCTGCTAATAGTTCTGCTCTACCATTAGTAAATCTCTGTTTCATAATCATAGGACTAACATTTAACTCTTGCTTCAACGTGTCATCTATTTCTTTGCGCAGAATGTATTCACCGGCCTTGTTATTTTCTACTACATATTCTACTACAGCATTTACTATCATCTCTTTAGTGATATCGGGTTTAGCACGACTATTCTTCATACCCGACTGTAGCATAGACCTACGATTACTTAAATCTTTCATTTCCTCATCCGAATACTTTTCAGTAGTATTACCACCGTCTCCACCGTGCGTCATATTGTAGCCATTCTTAAATGTATCGAACTTTTTAACATAATAACGCTCTTTACTCTTAGCCGCTTGTTTAGTAGTAGTTTCGCACAACTGTTCAGATACTATGTTCTCTACACCATATTTACGAATAGCACGATAGAAATGTCTATCCGAACCTTCAAACGCTTCGCTGATATGATCTTCTAAGCGTTCTGATATAGTCTTCTTAGTGTAGCCTACATACTTCTTAGAGTTAAGTGTATGGCAATAAACAATGTATTTCATAATATTATTTATCACTGAAATACTATTGCCTACAGTTTACACGCTAGACAGTCCTCCTCAGATTCATCAAAGTCGATCACTTCTAATTCAGTTGCTTCCTCATCATCTTGCCCTTTACTACCTTGCTTGTTTATCAGTGAGTAGTATAGCGTTTTGAGGCCAAACTTGTGAGCCAACATCAAGTTCTTGGCAATCAAAGTAGTAGGAACTTTTCTGTCAGCAAAATGAGCAGGGTTATAGAAAGTATTTGAACTCAGGCTTTGATCGGTATATGCCGCAATGACGGCCGCGGTTTTGAGATATTCGATACAATCTTTTTGATCCCACATGAGTTGATATTTTGATTTTAGCTTGTTGTATTCAGGAGCAACCTGAATAAGCGATCCTGCTTTTGACTCTTTAACTGTAATAAGGCTCATAGGCATCTCAATGCCGTTAGTTGAGTTGATTACTACACTACTTGATTCTACAGGTGCCACAGCCATTACAGTAGCATTACGAACGCCGTATTGTTTCATTTGCTCACGCAATGATTCCCAGTCAAGCTCTGGGGCAAAGTTTGTAAGTTCATTTACTCCTGCGGCTCTTAATTCCCACGGGAATGTTCCTTGTCCGTATCGTGTTTTTTCTGAATGTAAACAAGCACCTCGCTCTTTAGCAAGTTCTACAGTAGCTTCTGTTAAGTAATACGCTTGGTGTTCCGTCCAAGTTTTAACTTCGGCTAATGCTTCTGGGCTTCCGTATTTCAGACCGCGTTTAGCGTGCCAATATGCTAAGTTAGTGATGCCGATACCAATAGGGCGAATGTCGTCGTTACTTAATTTACTTTGAATAGACAAAAAGTCTTGATAATCAAGGATATTATTAAGTGATCTTAATAAGATTCTGTTGGCTCTACGCATATCTTCTGGATTGCGGAATGCTCCCCAATTCAGCGATCCGAGCGTACACAAAGCGATTCTGCCCTCATCGTCGTCTAAGCGTTTAAAGCTCTTAGTCGGCAAAAGAATTTCCATACAGAGGTTACTCTGATAAATGGTATGGAATTCAGGATCAAACGGCCCTTGATTCTGAACGTTGTCAATGAACACAAGATAGATACGTCCTGTGTCAGTGCGCTCTTTTAGTATGCCGCCTTTGAATACATCCTCGGCGTTCATTACTTTTTTACGAAGGTCTTTACGCCGTTCATACTTTACATAAAGCTCTTCAAATAGCTCTGTGTTCTTATAAAATGCTTCATACAAATCCGGAACTTCGTTTGGATCAAAGAAAGTGATTGATTCTTTATTTTTAAAACGACGCCAGAAGAATGAGTTTAGGACCACACCGTAATCCATGAATCTTACTCGCGTTTCTTCAGTTCCTTGATTATTCTTAAGCACAATAAGATCGTCAAACTGATAGTGCCAAATAGGGTAAAATACAGTGGCAGATGCATTACGAATACCTCCTTGTGAACAACTTCTTAAATCTCCAAACCACTTTTTAAGGAATGGGATCATACCTGTGTGCATGACTTCGCCACCGCGGATAGGAGCACCTAGTGGGCGTAAGCGGCCAATTTCCAAGCCAATACCAGCTCGCTTGGCCGCATACTTGGCCATCATCTCCCCACTAGCAAATATGCTATCCAGATTGTCGTCACTGCGGATAAGCACACAACTAGAAAACTGTTTAGTTGGAGTGCCAAGACCAGCCAGCACAGGTGTTGCAAGAGTAAATAGACCATCTGACGCCGCGTTGTAATACTCTTTGATGTAACGCATACGGGCAGATCCAGGTTCTTCCGAATGGAATACAGTAGCGGCCGCAATAATATACCTAATCTGTGGCGTCTCATAGATCTCTTTTGTTGCGCGATTGCGAACAAGATACTTCTCGATAAGTTGTTCAATTGCTGCATAGCTATATCCTTCATCCTTATCATGGTCCAACATGTCGTTCATGCGGTTCCAGTCTTCTTCAGTATACCACTCAAGAAGTTCTGCTGTATAAAGGCCCGTGGCCACATTTTTCTTTACGATTTCATAAAGATGTGGAACTTCATAACTTCCATAGACATCTTTTCGCAACATTGATAAGCGTTGTTTACCGGCCACAAACTGATAATTGGTATGGCCAATGTCAGGATTTGATTCTATATCAATAAGATCTACGATGGCCCTAAGAGTAATCCCGTCAATCTCCTGAGTGGTAATACCATCGTAAAAATGTAACTGTGCTTTAATTTCTATCATTGACTGACTAACATCAGCAATGCCTTGACATACCTTAGCGACTTGTGCTTGCCACTTGTCAATATGTAATGGCTCTTTTTGGCCGCTTCTTTTTACAACTGTAATCTGCGTCATCTAACTCTCGTTCTGTTTTAATATACTACTATTTTATTTGATATTGCTTTAACTGCCGAATGATTTTTACTTCTTGGTGTGTATTTACAATTGAATCTTTGTTCCAATTAAGTATATATTTTTCTTTTGCCACTAGGACTAAATTACTGCCATCTTCGATTAAAACCAGCTCTGCATCGTCCATATCCGCACGGTCTAGTAAACTTATAGTATACAGGATTCCTAGTGCTTTTGCAAGATCACAATATATATTATCACTCAAAAGTTGCCAAGGGTCAGGCCAGTTGGGTTGGTCGTCCCAGTGCAAATAATACGGTTGCCAAGGACTATTAAACCACCATTCATTAATAGCAGTTAGAGCAGATTCTAAATCAAGTATTTGGCATTGCCTACGAAGCTCCGCCCAGGCTGTTAGCCTATCGGAAAAAACTGTAGGCCACATTAAATTAAGTATGTAATAGAGTAATTAAGTGTTCCGGGAATACCAGAATTTGGACCAGTACCGGTTGATGTATATTGTACAAAAACATCTGTACTAGTTTGAGTTACTGACAATATTACTCCGGTTGTTTCGTTTTCTACGAAGTCCTGAGACCAATTTAGATTGGTTGAACTGCCATTACTTGATACCAATAGTGTGCCGGTCTGGAATCCAGATCCACGCAATATAGTATAATTAACACTAAAGGCTGCCACCTGTGTAGTGTCTACAGTGAAAATTGTAGCTGGCACAGAAGTATCATTGACTATATCAAAACTGCCGCCCGACTCTCTAGTATACGTTCCCAAGGACAATTGTGCACCGTTGGTAGTTGCAATGCTCTGAGTATTGTTTAATTGAACACATGGATGTATTGTTGCATAGGGTGGTGTGCGTTGAAAAAGGTCGCTAATACTTAAATTATTGGCATTTTCAATTGTAATAATTGGAGTCGACGGTGTTCCAGTTGACCCTGTAAAATGATTTCCTACATCATAAAATATGTTGTGACCCGAGGCGTTTAAACTTACATTACCAAATACAATACCTTCATTGTGAATATTATCTAAGAGATTACATGTAATGCGAACTCCCGTTGGCCCTGGACCGGGAGGATTAGTGGCCGTATTATCTAACCAAACACCTCGATAAAGTGTATTAAATTCAGAATTGGTTACAGTTAATCCTTGAATTTCTTGAGATATTAAAATTAAAGGATCAGGATTATAAGTCTCAGCATATATTCCATACTGTGTTCCGCTGAACACACATCCGTCTAACACAATTTGTTTACAAACAAGACTAGATGTACTATAAAAACTAACACCGCTGGTGTCATTAGTATTTGAAATAAGATCGCCGACAGTCAGCGGTCCATAAAAACCTACATTTTGAACTCGGCAGTTGTTTGCTTGCCCAACTAAAAACAAATTAGACAATGGATCAACACTTTGAAATCCAAGATTAGTAACGGTTATGTATTGTGGAGGTATAGACGACCCGGTTCCAATGTTAACACCAGTTTGTTGTAGACTATCAGCAGTTTGCGCTACATAAGGTACAACACCCCCGGTATCGATTAACCTAATTACAGAATTATCTGCACCTTCGCCATAGAGTGTTGCATAAGATGGAATGTTAATTGTATCACTTACAACATAAACACCGGCTGGAAAAAATAAACTGCGTCGAATTTGTGGGTTTGTTTGTTGGCAGTACAACTGATTAAGGGCACGATTAATAGCCGCAGTATCATCAGTGACACCATCACCAGTGGCGCCAAAATCTTTTACACTAGCCCATTGATCTAACCATGATTGTAAACTTTGTGTTATAGGAGTTCCGGGCGTTGATCCAGTTTGTACAGTATACCCAGCTGCTAGGCCTTTATAAGTGTAAGTTGTTGTAAAATTTAATATATCTGAAAATTCTGTTAGAATTTCAGTGTTACCGATAACCGGGGCACCTTCCTGAAGTGTGCCATTACCTATCCAGAGTTGGCGGGTATCAGTTGACCACCCGAACTCGGCACCAGCTAATTGTGGTAAATTTTCTGCTAATCCTTTACGATTAGTAATTTGTGAGATTTGTACAATAGCCAATTTGGTCTTCCTTAAATTCTATCCAGTATTTAGCTAATCGTAATGCCATAGCGGTAAAGCTGTAAAAGCTAAATATTGCAATAAAACAGGAGATTTACATGTCAAATTTTTGGGCTAGAGACGATAGAATTGATCCAGATTCGGCCATACGCGATTTAGAAAAAAAGGTACATTACTTAATGCAACAATTAATGGGTGCCGGAATTATTAATACTCGCGGCGGAAATTCTCCAAATGTGCCCGATGATATTGATGCAGACGGAAACGAGGTTTCTGGTCAGTTTCCTACCAATGTTGGTTAGGCCTGCAAATAATACAATTCTAATCTGCGCCACCACTGGTCTGCCCAATAGTCAAAATCTTTAGCTTCCAAAATAAACTCTTGATATTGTGGTCGAGCTAAAGGATTGCCCATTTCGTCCACAGGAGGCTTAACACACATTAGGACAACACCTTTGCGAATGTTAGTTCTGTAGACTTCGTTGTGGGCTAGAGCATAAGCTACTAACTGTAAGTAGTAATCTTCAATCCACTCTTGCCGTTTGGGTTTGTTTGTTTGCTTGTAGTCTAAAATACTTTCTTCATTTAAATGTAGTCCGCACCCGTCGGTTGTGCCAGCATATAGACTAGGGAAGTATAATGGGACTTCTACACCCCAAATTTCATTGACATTTACAAGTCCGTCTTCGATCACGGTTTGTGCCATGGCGTGACTGGCCCATCCAAACGGATTTGAACCACGCTCTTTAAGTTGCCCTTGCTTGATATAATCTTCAAGATAGGTATGCATACGAGTTCCGCGGTTAGCGGCTTCGGTGGTAATCTTTTGTGCGTTTTCTACACCTACACGCCGGCGCCACTCATTAAGTGCCTGTTTCTTTTCTTCTGGTTTTGTTCGATCTAAAATAGTAGTTACACTAGGTAACCGTTTTCCATCCGGAGTAGCATAAAGTCGTTTGCCATCTTCGCTTACACGACTTAAAGGTTGATAATCAAATTTTGGGTTATACAATTTTTTCTTTCTTAAATTCTAAATGACTCGCCACAACCGCAACGGTCCTTTTCATTTTTGTTAATAAATTCAAACCCTTCGTTGAGTCCTTGGCGGACATAATCTATAGTAATGCCATCTACAATAGGCAGACTTTTTTTATCTACAACGACATTGGTATAGTTGTCGGCCATAGCAACATCACCCGGTTGTAGTGCATCTACATATTCTAACACATAAGCAAGTCCACTGCAACCTGTGGTTCTTATACCTACACGAATACCTATGCCACCACGCTTTTCCAAGTTAGTCTTGATTTTTTTAGCTGCTGTGTCGGTTACGGTAATCATTTATAGACGCTTTAATAAAGTTTTTCTAATTGCTGATGTCATATCTTTTAGTTTATAAGCAACACGATCTTTGGGGATAATATTCCCAGAAGTTGTTGTCTATAGCCATTATTTGTTCATTTCGTTAATTATACTTTTAATACCTTCTCTCAAAGATATTTTTGGTTTCCAATAAGCAAGTATGCTAGTGTTAGCCTCATTGCGTTTGTCTTTTTGTATCATGTCTTTTGCCTGTGCTGGTTGTACCACAGTTCCAGGAAAATGTCCAGCAATCATATTAGCAATATCCAACATAGTAGTCCACTCAAAGCTGGATATATGATACTCTTGATCTCTCGGAAGTTCTGAATATTTAGTACTGAGTAGATATAGGCATTCAGAGCAGTCAGTAGCGTGTAGCATCTGCCGTGCTTCGGTACCATCTGTGAGCATATTAATTATACCGGTGTTCTTGGCCTTGTTAATAAAATCTGTGATAGCGTGTGTCTTTTCTGGATCGTGCTCTACACCGTAGATATTCCAAAACTTTACAGTGACGCCACCCAAGACGCTGGTAATTTTTTCACCTATACTCTTTGTTAGTCCATAGCTACTGTAACTCATGTTGGCCATCTGGCTTGACGCAAATATAAATGGTTTATTTTGGTTCTTTAAAGTTTCAAATGTGTTGGTAATTATTTTAAGATTGTTTTGTATAAATTCAAAGGTATCTTGATATTTGGCAAGATAGGGACTACCACCTACATCCCATGCTAGAAAAAATACAAAATCACTATCTCTGACTAATTGTTCTAACGCCGGGTTAGCTGGCACACGCAGATCTTGACCAGCATCGCTAGCAATGTCATAGGTTAATACCGTATGCCCCTGCTTGCTCAAATAATTACATAGGGCTAATCCAAGTTGTCCAGCTGATCCGAGTACGAGATATTTCAAAATACAGTCCTTATAGTTTGGTTTTTCTTACGCAACAGACCCACGCCGGTCTAGATTTTGTTTAATTTTTTTATTTGCTGTGTCGGTTATGGTAATCATTTATAGCCGCCTTAATAAAGTTTTTCTAATTGCCGACACCATATCTGTTAGTTTATGGGCAATACGATCCTTGGGAATAATCAACATTCTCAGTTGGTCCATTTTAGACCATTTTTTTACCCTATTTTTTTTACCTGATGTTTTTAATGCTTTTCTCATGTAGGAGTGCTTTTGTTTTGTTTGCTTCTGTAATCTGCTATTGCGGCTTTTAGACAATCTTCTGCAAGGATAGAACAATGTATTTTAACTGGTGGCAAAGAAAGTTCTTCGGCAATTGTTGCATTTTTAATTAACCCAGCTTCGTCTAAGGTTAGTCCTTTAACCATTTCAGATACAAGGCTTGATGATGCAATCGCTGATCCACAGCCGTATGTTTTAAACTTGGCATCTATGATTGTATCTGTCTCTGGGTCTACCTTGATCTGTAATCTAAGCACATCTCCAGTTAACCGCAAGCTGGGGCACCGACTAAACCGGTCCCAACTTGCGCTGTCTCCTCATCTCTAAATTTTCCAACATTTAACGGATTGTTATAATGTTCAAGTACTTTATCACTGTAGGCCATTTATATCTCCAATTATACTTCTTACTTACTACATCAAGTGGTTGAAAAGTGTGCCATTTACTTCGATTTTCACTACCTTTAATAAATTGTATGTTATTTCTTTGTCCAAGTAAAATTGGATCTATTCCTAATTCAAATCCTTGCTTGCAAGGTATAATATGATCTACTTGCCAATCATCTTTGTGTTTGCCAACTTTGGGAACCCACTCTCCATTGGCTTTCATCTCTTTAATAGTTCTGTAAGTTGCACCACGAACTTTGCCAAGGTATTTTCTATAAGCAGGAACATTTGGATCTTTAGGTCTTAAGTTATTTAACTTGCCTTCCCAGTTAGGATTATTCTTTCCTAACATTCTTTTACGAGCAGTTTCGTTTGACAATCCTTTGTTCCAGCCCCAACCTTTTGATAAACCTTCTAAATTCATTTTGGTCTGTTTAAATTCTTCTGACATTTGTTTACCTTTGTTCCATGGAACATGCCCAGGACGGTTGTTAGGATTCTTACAGGCCTGCGAACAATAATCTTTGAACCGAGGTTGAGTTTCAAATTCACAGCCACAAAAAGAACATTTTTTAATTAGACCATACTTGTTTTTCATAAAAGTATTTAGCTTCTCGGCGCACCCGCCTGTTATTTCTTTACCGGTGGTTTAGGAGGTACAGGTGGGTTAGGAGGTGCAGGTTGCGGTGCAGAAGGCTTAGGAGTAATCCCGTTCACTAACTGTTGTAGCCCAGCGGCCGAAGCAGTCAGGGCAATCGACATCATAAGAAAAAAACAAATTTGTCTCATTGATTAGGAACCAATACTGTTCTTAAACAATTGCAGTTAGCATCTGTAATGGTTTCCTGATGATATCCCGTAACAGCCGGATAAGGTTGTTGCATATAAGGTGGCTGTTGTTGAATTACAATCGGTTGAGGTAGATAGTAATATGGGGCTGGGGGATAATACGGGCGTGCCATACTGTACCCAATTGCTCCTCCGATAATTGCAGGGGCTACCCAATAACCTCCGCGATATCCGTGTGCTTGAACAGAAGTAGCTGCTAATAACAGTAAAACAATTAAAAGTTTTTTCATATTGCCTCCAGTATTACTATACTTGATTGTATAATAAAAGTCAACCAAGTCGGTTATTGTCGGCGTTTCATTGCCGCTTTGGCATTTGAGTCTACTACTGCATGTGCTTGGTCAACTGACATGCCAGTTGCTGCTTCGGTATTGCCTTTAAAACTAACTACACCAGATTGCGGATCCAGTGGATCTAAAATATTACTTAGTGGTGGTTGACCAATTAGTTCTCCTAGGTTCTCTGTAGTAACATTAACTCCTAGGCTTTTTGCCAAATCAATAAAGGCCTGCTGACTAATTTGTTTTCTAGCAGATTCATCATCACTACGACCAGATAAAAACTGGCTCAGAGCCATTAGTTTCTGTGAGTTTGGATCTGCTACTTCAAAAATTCGCATTATCTGCGGCCACGACCCAACGAAGTTTTTGGTGCACCAAGGTTAGCATCCATCTCAGCATCAACATCATCTTCTGGTGCTGGCAACTCAGCCGGCATTTCATCGGCAGGAGGCGGCATTTTGGCGCCCATGTCTTGGCCTGGAATCTGTGGAGCTTGTCCTGTGACCACACCAAGAGCAGCTTCTAACTGTTGTTTGGCGACTTGTAGGTTTTGTAACAGACCACTTAATGCAGCACTTGCGTCACCATTGAACTGAGTGGCTTGGTCGACTCCAACTTCGTTCTTAATTTGATCTACCAAGGCTGGCAGGTCTTTAAACTGCATAGAACTAACTTGCTCACTCATTTTTTGTACTTGATCAACCATGTCTTGGCTGGCCAGGACGACCTGTGCTTGTTGGATCTCCGATGCTTCACGCAATCTTCGTTGGCGGCGAGCTTCGGACATAGTAGGATTGTTTGCTTGTTGCATCAATTGAGATTTTTGTTGTGTTAATTGTTGAATTTGTTTGTCAATTGCGGCGGCTTGATCTTGCGCAGCCTTCTTTTTTTGCTGAAGTTGTACGGCCTGCATGGCCTGTGCCGCTTGAGGATTAGTTGCGGCAGGAGCAACACCTGGTTGTTGTGCGCCAGCAGGTTGGCCAATGCCAACTGTTGCGTCTTCTCTGACCTTGGCGGCCAATACTTGTTCCATCATTACTAATTTGAGATATGATGGATTCTGTTCGCTATAATGGAATTCTGGTGTACGGCGATGTTCTTTTACCAGTGTGCGTACACGATTTAATAGGTTGCGGGCTTGTGTACGAGTAATAGTGTTAATATTAACACGACCACCGAAATAACTTTCAAATACCTTAGCGGCTTGCTTTGTTGGGCTGATTGCGGCCAGTTCTTGCAGTTTCATTATTAAATCCTTGTTGTTGAATGTATTTAGCCCAACTTATACATTTGGCTAATTCGTTTTCTACTTGTTTTTTTCTTATAAGTTTAGTTTCTAATTTTGTACCAATACTATCTCTAAATTCCCATTTGGTACTGCGTTCGCCAATTGCGGTTCTAACGGCAATATCTGCAATCATTGCCCCTAATTTGTTGTCTAATATTAATAAATCGCGGGCTGTATTATATGCACTAAATTTATCAGCAATACACCAACTTAATGCAGATTTTGTGCTGTTAAAAACACCCACTTCTGTAGCAGAACAAAACACACAATACCCAGGACGGGTTGGAACAATTCTATATTTTCCAAATACTTCGTATTCGCCCGACTCGTTTTGCCAAATTAAATTAGGAGTAATATCTTTAAACTCCGAGCGAAACATACGGTCAAAATCTTGATCTGATTTCATTTAAAAACGTAGTGTGATATAAGATAAATTGTCGAAGCAGATAAAAACCCAATAATGCCAATGCCCCAGTTGATTAGTCTATCAGTGTTTTTTTCACTTAGTTTGCTTACACTAGATTTGACTTCAGCAACCATGATGCAGAGATGAGCAATATTTTCACTCATAGTAGACATTTTGTCTTCCAATGCGTTGTATCTTTCGGCGCAGAGTTCTACATGTGCTTCGAGACTCTTTTTTTCAATTTCGGTAGCTTCGACCATAATAATTTCCTTATCAATTATTTATGGAAATAGGCATAAACCAAATATTCTGATCTGGCCCATGTGTCCGCAAAACTGGTAATAACTCACGATTATTGTTTAAGTTATTAATCATCGGTATTCCTTCTGCATCAGTGTTTAATATAACCACTGGATTATCGTTTGGTCCAAAAACATCAGGGGTTTCTACTTCAAACTCAAAACTCCAGGTGCCGTTGTAATCTAACGGTTCCAATAATTCAAATATTTGTGCTCGCATAGATATTAGTTGAGTTAATGTTTCCCAATTTCGTTGTTGATTTCTAGCACGATTCCACGAATTCAAATCGATTATTTCTAAACCATGTCGGGTTCGAAACGGCACTGCCGATGGTTTAAAATGCCCGGTTATGCCAGTGGCGGTAATATCAAAGTAAGTTTGGCAAGCATATCTCATCGTTTACCCAATGTATAAAACATTTCTACTTGTTCACATAATTGGTTTAATTCTAAATTGTTTTTTCTTTCTTGAAAAATATCAACCCAGCGTTTTTGTTGTTCCAGTTCGGCTAGTTCTAATTGCCGTTCTTGGGATTGACTATACAATTCTCGATGCGCCGATCCTGGACGGCGAGCATAAACTGTATGTCCTCCGTCGGGACTTTCATATATGGTTACTTCGGTAATTTTACTAGCTTCCATTGCACAAATACTTAGCCAACAAAAAACCCTAGAGTTTTAATTCTAGGGTTAGTTGCTAATAGGGTAAACTATTATTGTGTTGTAAATGTAGCATAAGCATTAGCTGTTGCCCAACCAATGTTCAACCCACCGGTTGCATTAGCACCTTGAGCAGCTGTCAAAAATACAGATGCGTTAGCAAAAGAGCCAACTGGGAATACAGCAACGTTCAAGATTGTTGGAGCAGCAGGATTAACTTGGTACATAGCAACAGTACTTGTTTGCTGAATTGCTTGCAATGTGTTAGAAACAAAACCTGCAGCATTACCAGCACCACTCACGCCCAATGAAGAGTTTGCATTGATTGAGTAAAAGTCTAATTTAGGACCTTGGAAGTTAGTAACAGAAGCATTAGCTAAGTTTGCGCCTTGAGCAACAGAACCGTTCAATACGTCAGTTGCAAATACTGGTTGTGCGCCACCAGAAACTACGGTAATATAAGCCATTTTAAATCTCCTTAATATATGGACACAGAGGTCCTGCTTTTATTTATACCGTTTGGTAAAAATTAGGAGTTAGCGGACGATTCTGGGTTGTTTATTTGACGGTTTGCTGCGGTAAAGCCACCGGCCAAACGATTTACAGCCTTGGCCATGCCGGCATCTGTAGCCATGACCCAGCCTTCTTGCCCTGGATGTTGTAGATCCAATTGCTGTAAAATATCCATTTTAATATCGTGCAATAATCCCCAGGCTGTAAAGGCTGCGGCCATGCCTGCTAGATTACTACGGGGACTTTGTAAGTATTCTACAATATTATTAAATTTCTTAGGAGTGACTCGCTGTTGCAACCAAGGACCAAAGTCTGACAATAAATTATCAAATCCTGTGCCTACACGACTGTTAATATAGTCAACGCATAGCTTAGGCAAATCAGTGATTTGCAGTGCTCGAAGTTCTGCAGGATTGAATAATTGATCAATCGCTGTACCTTGTGTATTATAAATGTCTTTGATTTGTTGTATTAGTGCTAGACTAGGTTTAACATTTTCTTTGGCATACAC